ATCAATACTTCCGGAGTGTTTTCTTCTGGTGGAATAAAGATAAACTCCATTCCATGTTTTGGGCGCAGACGATGTGGCATCTGTTTTACATAGTTGTCGCCTGGGTAGGTCTCTCGAAGGTATACTTACAATTTGTAGCATTGTTATTCACTTTTTATATTGTGATTCGTCAGTGCTTTGCTGTATCTATCGTCAAGGAGAGACTACTCAGAAAACTGCGGAAGCGAAACGACTGCTTACCAGCTATCGTTAAACGCAAGCGTGATCAGTACTGGCAAGAATTTACACTTTTGTGTGGAGGATTGCTTGGTATTGTGTTGCTTATTAAGCTCTATCGTGGCTTCCGTAAAGTGCAGGATCCACAGGGTGCGTTAGAACCAACGACTGTTCAAGAAATTGAAGAGCGTTCGAAAGAAACAAACCCGTGGCAATCTGTGCAACGAGTGGCAATGCCGGGTTCCGACAAGTCAAGGACAATGACTGTCGATCGCCTGGATACCGTCGTGAGGAAAAACTTGCGATATGGTAAGATCATTCGTGAAGGAAAACCCAACATGATTGTTAATGGTTTATTCCTACGCTCAAACATTGTTGTCATTCCGAATCATTATTTCGCAGACGATGAAGAGTTTGAAGTTGTTTTCACCTATGAGAAACCAGGTGCAAATGGGCACGAGTTTCGTACTCGTTTGTCTACTGCATCTTCTGTGCTCATTGATGGAACTGATCTTCGACTCTGCTATAGTCCGACGGGTGGTTCGTTTAAAGACATTGTTGAGTATTTCCCTGAATTTGATGAAGAGATACGTCCTATCCCTAACCATCCGTTCCGCATGCTGTATCGCGACGCCAAAGGTGAAGTGACATCAATGCACGGGACGGCTACTATGGGATTACAGGATAACTCTATTCGTCGATTTTACGGTGGAATTTGTAGGAATCTTACACACAACACTTTCAAAGGATTGTGTGGATCTCCAGTTATCGCGGAGACAAAACCCCCAACGATCACGGGTATCCATCTTGGAGGCTTGGCCGGAAAGCCTATCTCCAATTTTGGATCTGTTAGCAAACAAGTCCTGCTTGATACTATTGAAGAATTGAGAGAACTTGGTGGTGTGTTGCTAACAGGACAGGCAGGTGAATTCCCCGAACAGCAATTTGGGGTTAAATTGATGACCTCTGAGGATCTCAATCCAAAGAGTCCATTAAATTACTTGCCTACGGATCATACATCACAAATTCAGTACTTTGGTTCTTGCAAAGGTGCTGCCACGTTTAGATCCGACGTGAAGCCCACTATAATGTCGAAAGATGTTGAGGAGGTGACAGGTGTTCCAAACACCTGGGGACCGCCAAAGATGAAACCTGACTGGTTTGGCTGGCAAACTTGTATGGCCAATCTGAGTAGCCCTGGGAAGAGTTTTCCAGTTAAACTATTGCAGAAAGCCATCGAGGATTTCAAACAACCATTGGTTGATCTTGTGCGGAGAACCAGGTATTGGCGCGATGTCACTCCCTTGTCGGAACATGAGACATTAAACGGTATTCCGGGCGTTAAATTTATGGATGCCGTAAAGCTCAATACTTCGATTGGGTACCCTCTTGGTGGAACTAAACGTAAACACGTTGTTGAGAATCCGCCAACAGAGGAGCACCCAGTTAACCGCACTTACGCTCCTGCGGTGCAGAAGGAGATTGATGAGGCTTACGCGAGGTGGTCGCGTGGTGAGCGTGCTTATCTTATTGCAAAGGGTTGCAAGAAAGATGAGATTCTTCCGTCGACGAAGGAGAAATGTAGGATCTTCTACGGAAATCCCATTGCATTGACGCATGGGATTCGGAAGTATTTCCTCCCTATTATTCGTTTTATTCAGATGAATCCTCTTCTCTCAGAACAGGCTGTGGGCATTAATGCGCACAGCCCCGAGTGGGATGAGTTGTCTCAACATATTGAGAAATTTGGGAAGGAAAGAACCATCGCTGGTGATTATTCCAAATATGACCAGAGGATGCCTTCACAGTGTATTGAAGCAGCGCTGCGTGTGCTGATCGACATTGCGAAGGAAATGACCTACACCAATGAAGATATCCGTACTATGGAAGCCATGTGTGGCGATATTGTGTTCGCTTACATTGCTTTTAATGGAGATCTCATTGGTTTGACGGAAGGTACCCACATTAGTGGAAATTCACTAACTGTTTTAATTAATGGTATTGTGGGTAGTCTGAACATGAGAATGGCTTATTATAGCATATATCCATGGACAGACGACTTCCGTGCTGCTGTTGCTTTGATGTGTTACGGTGACGATAATATCGGGTCCGTGAGAGAAGATAGAACCGACTTTAACATTGATGCAGCGGCGACCTTTTTGGCAGAGTATGGTCAGAAACTAACAATGCCAGACAAGGAGTCAGATATTACTAAGTTCGCAACTGGTGCTGATTTCTTGTGTCGAACCTCGAGTATGTGCCCCAAACGTGGAAAACGTGTTGGTGCACTTGCTGACGCATCGATCTTTAAATCATTGCATAACTATCGTCGTCCGAAAGGGTCAGAGTTAACTGAGCAACAAGCGTGTGCTCAGAATATTGACTCCGCCTTGAATGAGTGGTTCCTCCATGGTGAGAAGGTTTACAATGAGCGAGTCGCGCAAATGCGCGAGATCGCAAAGCGTAATAATCTAGATCACATATCGGAAGGAATTCATAAGACGTATGACGAGAGAATTGCTAAATGGCATCAAGATTATACTCTTGGTGAACAAGGATCGGCAGAGGTGCCGGCGGTCGATATCGAAGATCTCGATCGTGTACCAGGAGCTCCAACAGTGCTTGTGAATCGTTCACAAATTCCTAGTATGAGCTCCATGGTGGTGAAGGAAGTCAAAAACTACGCAGTGCGTCGGGTCGTGAAAACGGTGGCCGACGCGGCGATAGCTGGCGTTGCTTCAGCGGCAACAGACGCTGCCTTGAAATCAGGTCTTGCACTTGCTTTTATATAGGTGGCACCGCCACGGTGGCGTTAAAGGTCCTGCAACCGAATCTCATCGGTGAGAGAAAGTTAAAACGAGAATATATGTATTGGTTACGTGTCTTTGTATATTTTGATGTTTCTGTACTAATACAACGCTTGCATATATTAGACGTGCCCTCGTGCACAACCCCTGTTTAGGGGATGTTTTGTCAACGATGAAATGTCGTGCAAGCTATCACATTAAGTGGTGTGATAGCCCAAGTCCGAAATAAATTCGCTTACTTCTTTAGATCCTAATGTACATATTACCAATGTGCATGAGCACGATCCAGAAAGACCTTTTAAGGTTAAAATCTTCCTGCCGGATGTGGGGGAGTCACCAGCGATCACACTTGATGTGTGTCGCTGTTGTATGCCGAAGATGTTACGTGCTGTCCTCGAATGGGAAGATTTCGATAAGGCAGCATACGATTTGCGCATGTCGGCGGAAGAGATTTTATCTCTTGATGCGCAATCGGGTGAAGAACCGTACACTATTTCTACGGGATCGTCGTTTATGGTTCAGCAAACAGCTGGATTTACAACGCAAAACCCGGCGTTTACGTACTCGGTTGATAGCATGCCGGACCCTTCTTTTGCGGTCGCGGACACTAACAATCAAAGCTTAGAGGACTTCATGTGTCGTCCCCTTAAGATAGCAGAGTATGACTGGGCTACCACAGATGCAGCGTTTTTCCAGACGTTTAATCCGTGGTCGTTGTTTTTCGACGATGTGAGGAATGTGAATCGTGTTTCAAATTTCAATTTATTGAGATGTAAATTACACGTTCGATTTCTCATAAATGGGAATGGTTTTCACTATGGTCGTTTGATTGCTTCGTACAAGCCCCTGCATTTGCAGGATACGTTTACGAAAGATCGAGCTTTCTTTCGAGAGGATATTATAGGTGCTTCGCAGCAGCCTCATATCTATCTCGACCCAACAACATCTCAGGGAGGAGACATGATGCTACCATTTTTATGGTATTATAATGCATTATCTGTTCCCGATGCTGAATGGTCCCAAATGGGAGAAATAACGATACGAGCAATCAATGATCTCAAGCACGCGAATGGAGCCACAGATTCTGTCACTATCAGTGTCTGGGCTTGGGCTGAGGATGTCTCTCTGAGTATTCCTACGTCCGAGAACCCTGCAACCTTGCAACCTCAATCAGGTGTCGAAGTTCTGGAGGCTCAAGCAGGCGACGAATATGGTACTGGACCTATATCCAGGCCTGCGTCGATTGTAGCGCGTGCTGCAGGTGCGTTAGTGAGTGCACCGGTTATTGGAATGTATGCTAGAGCAACTGAAATGGCTGCTTCAGCTATTTCTGCTATTGCTACAACTTTTGGCTATTCAAGACCAGCTATTATATCAGATATAGTGTCTTATAAGCCTTTATATGTTGGAAACATGGCTAATACCAATGTACCGGACTCAACTATGAAATTAACGGTGGATGCCAAACAGGAAACAACCATTGATCCTCGAGTTACTGGTCTGTCTAGTGTCGATGAAATGTCTATTAAGAATATCGCTATGCGTGAATCTTATTTAACGACTTTCAGTTGGCCGGTGACAGCCACTCCTGAGTTTTTCTTATGGAATTCCAAGGTTACACCAATGTTGTGGAGTGAACTTTCACTAGCGAATAACACTGAGATACACATGCCAGCTTGTGCATTTGCTGTTCATCCCTTCCGTCATTGGAGGGGATCAATGAAATTTCGATTTCAGGTTGTGGCAAGTAATTTTCATAAGGGCAGGTTGCGTATCGTTTACGATCCACGCACAGCCGGGAATGATGATTACAATACCGCTTTTCAGCAAATTGTAGACATAGCTGCCGAGAAGGATGTCACTATGACTGTTGGCTGGGGAACCCTATATCCCTATGCCACTCGCCCTAACCCTGGTGTTGATCCCATTCCATGGAGATCTAATGCCGGTGGAGGAGCTGTGAATCCTGTTCCTTACGAACAACATAATGGAATCATTTTTGTGGAGGTTCTAAACGCACTGACTGTGCCGAACTCCACAGTAGACAATGACATTTCCGTCAATGTGTTCGTGAGTATGTGTGATGATTTTGAGGTTGCAAATCCCGATTCGAGTTTTATAGATGATTATTCTTGGTTCGCGACCCCTGCTCCTGCTCAACTCCAAGCGCAAGCTGGAGAAGAAGGAGGGGGATTAACGACTGCAGATAAAGATGACACTACGGAGCCATCGCGCCCCGTGTCTGATGCACCTATTCGCAAACTCGCTGCTGAAATCTCTCCCATGGATAGACTGGCAGACGTGTGCTTCGGTGAGAAGATAGCTAGCTTTCGTCAGATGGCCAAGCGTTACAATCTTCACGCAATGCACTCGTTATCGAGAGGTGGTGGATATTTTAGATACCAGAGAACTTCCGGCGACTTCCCTTTTTATAGGGGCTACGTCGGAGCTACTGGTATTCATACCACTGCTGATGCTACACCGTATAACTATGCACGGATGACGTTCCTTAATTATATCACTCCAGCTTTTGTAGCTAGGAGAGGAGGATTGAGGTATAAGACCACTGCAAATGATCGACTGAGCTTATCCTCAGATCGGAAAACATTTATGTCTTACTCACGTCAACCAGATGTTACTATCGGATATGTAGAAACAGCCACAGCCATTAATTTTGGACAGTTAGCAAGCCCTATGGCGTCTCAAGTGAGATTATTCTCACATGGACACCAGGGTCTTCATGTACAAATGGCAAATCATAACCCAGTGTTGGAAGCTGAATTTCCTTATCAAAACAACGTTCGTTTTCTACCAGGAAAGGAGGTCGATCAGACCTCGGCTAATACCAACAACACATTTCATAGGGTTCAGACTTTGGTGGAGTCTGATTTCAATACCTCGGAATGTCCGGGCTACTTCGACTACGTCGCAGGAGCTGAGGACTTTTCATTGTACTTCTTCACAGGTTGTCCTGTGATGTACTACGCACCAAGTGATCCCGCTCCTTCGTAGGTGAGCGGTTCGACGCCAAATGAGATATAATGGCGTTAAAGTTATCTCAGTCTAGCCGGGGACCGGCTAGCTAGGTTTTTAACCTAGGACACTTCACAACAGCTAGAGCTGTGGTGACTCTTGGATTTACTATCAGAGCCCTCGAGACACGTGAAGTGTCCGAAGGTCCTTATAGGTTTGCCAAGGGTCCCAAGTTTCTAGTGTAAGTGCCTGAATGCATCGTGTCGCTCTGACACGGAAATTCTGAGTTTACTAATTGAGAGTGTGGTTTAAAGTCCACTTTTGCTACTCAGGATATCAGGTCCCATGTGCAAAA